TTTGGAACTGTTTTAGGTGGAGGAAGTGGCATTACTAGCGATATTACAGGATCAAGTATTGAATATGCTAGAGGAGCAGGAAGTAATACATTGTCTAATGCCAATAGAGGTCACGGAAACGGAACAGGCACAGTAATAGTAAGAATGCCAACAAGTATTTATTCTTCAGTTACTAAATCAGGATCAACAAGCGTGACTACTAGCGGAAGTAATACTATAATACAATTTACAGGATCAGGATCATTCTCGTTATAAAATAATTAATATGGCACATTTTGCAGAACTTAATCAAGATAATATTGTAACTAATGTAGTTTTAGTTGGAGATGAAGATGCCCCAAACGAAGCTAGTGGGATTCAGTATTTACAAAATCTATTTGGATCAGATAAAATATTTAAAAAATGCATGTCATCAGAGACAGATACAGTATTTAGGAAGCAACATCCTTTCAAAAATTGTACTTATGATGAAGCTAATGATGTATTTGTAAACCCACAACCTTTTGATTCTTGGACATTAGATGAAAATTTTGATTGGCAGCCTCCATCACCTAAACCAGAAGACAATGATGACAATTGGTTTGAATGGGATGAAGAAACGCTTTCATGGGTTGCTAGAGATTATGATCCAGATCCTTGAAACTAAATGAAAAGTTTGGGAAAAATAGGATTAACAATTTTACTATATTTACTTACAACAGTAAATGTTTTCTCTCAAGAGAATGACTCACACTTTGTAAAGTCACCTACTGAAAGATTAAAAATGGTTCTTTATTCGAATCAAAAGATAATGGTAGAAGGTGAAGTTGTTGTTGTAGATGGAAATCTAATAAACGATGGTATGTTTATAATATACAAGCCAGATGGCTCTGTATATCAAACAGTACATTATGATATGGGTAAAATCGTTAAAGTGACAGATTTTACAGAACAAAATAAAATGTAAATGAATTATATAAGAAAGATATCCGTAGGATCAAATTACAAAGATGCGATGCATTATATTATTGATCAGAAGGTTTTAGGAGGCTCATACATTATAAGTGATATAGCTCAAGAAGATGAGGGATATAGTGTATGGATAAAAAAGAATAATGAAGTAGTTAAATGGAAGGAATTCAAGACAATTCCAGTAGTTATTGAGTATAATGTAAATCTAATATGATACCAAGATGGGATTACTTGGTGACTCCTCTGGGAAAAGAATACAAGAACACAAAGAAAATAGCAAACCAGGAGTTCATCATAAACGCAACCATAGAGGATGCGACCTTTGTAAACCGAATAGGGATTGTATCTGCGATTCCGATGAATGGAGAGATACCAGTTGGTAGTCTTGTTGTAGTTCATCACAATGTTTTCAGAACCTACCTTGATATGAAAGGCAGGAAAAGAAAAAGCAACGAATACTTTAGGGATGGTGAATACTTAGTACATCCTGATAAAATATATATGTACGATAACGGAGATGGGTGGAAAACGACTAAAGAATATTGTTTTGTATCTCCTCTTGATTATATTCAAGATGGTGAGATATATAGATCTGACAAAAAAAAGGAAGAGCATGTGGGACTTATAAAACACAGCTCAGTATATCCTGAAGGAACAAGAATCGGTTTTACTAGAAATTCTGAATATGAGTTTGTTATAGATGACAAAAAAATATATAGAATGAAAAATTCCGATATTTGTATTAAATTATCTTAATATGCCTGATGCTTTTATAAAAAATAATCTTTCAGTTGTAATATCTTTTATTGTTGCTGTTTTTACGGCAGGAGGTATATTTGCTGAGTTTACTGCTTTGAAGGATGAGATTCATTTAGTTCACGAAAGATTAGATGAAAAGATTATTGTTTTAGAAAATATAGAAAAGCGTATATTAGATATAGAAAAAAAGGCAGAATATGAAAGAGGACTGTTAGAAGCAGCAAAAAAAAGAAAAAAGAGAAATGAGTAAAGAGATTAAAATTAAATCTAATGGATTAAGAAACGAGCTCAAAGAAATAAGAAAGAGCATCGACAGACTAACTAACGCCATAATAATGGCACAAACAAACAAACCTAATGAAAAAAATTATTATTCTAGCTTTCATCCTCTCGATGATGGGATGTGCTGGACAGAGACAAGTACGAGTGGAAGCGTACAGAAATATGACGAAGGACGTGAACAGGGACAATCCGCAAGAAGTAAAACTAGCTCAGATACTCTGGCATGAAGTAGTCATAAATGAAAATAAGTATAGAAGAAACAATACATCGAGTAATTAGTGCTGGAGAAAGAGCGGTTGAAGAATTGATAAAGGTTGCCGAAGAAGAAATAATTACAGGTAAACCAGATGATGATTTAGCTGCCGATAGATTAAAAAATGCAGCTGCAACAAAGAAGCTTGCTATATTTGATGCATTTGAAATATTACAGCGTATTGAAAATGAAAGGGAAAAACTAAATGGCGAAGACCAGACTAAAGACGGTAAAGCAAAAGATAAAGGATTCCAAAGCTTTGCAGAGTCTAGAGGGAGGAAGTCTTGATCTATTCAAAGTAGTAGATCATATAGATAAAAAAGAAATCGCCAAGAGAAATAAAAAATCCCTTTGGCAATATGGTTATGACTCTAAATTTGATGTTATAGTTATATCTAAAACAGGTCAAATAGGTGATGTGATAGAGATACAAAATCTTAGAATTGCACTACCTTTGCAACCGAAAAAGATATACTCAAGAGGTAACATTGAAGAAGAACAATATTGGGAATCATTTGAGATCCCAAAGGAGCTTAAAAGAATCAAGACCATATTCCAGTGGAACGAGTACCCATCTACATTCAAAGAGACTTGGGTTGATTACATTGAAGATGAGTTTGAAAGAAGAGAAAACGGTTTTTGGTTTAAAAATAATGGTGTTCCTACTTATATCACTGGCTCTCATTACATGTACTTGCAGTGGACCAAGATTGATGTTGGGCTCCCAGAGTTCAGAGAATCTAATAGAATATTCTATATATTCTGGGAAGCGTGTAAAGCAGACAACAGGTCTTATGGAATGTGCTATCTTAAAAACAGAAGGTCTGGCTTCAGCTTTATGTCTTCATCTGAGACCGTCAATCAAGCAACAATTAGTTTCGATTCACGGTATGGGATACTGTCCAAATCTGGTGCTGATGCTAAAAAAATGTTCACAGATAAAGTTGTCCCCATATCTACAAACTACCCCTTCTTCTTCAAACCAATACAAGATGGAATGGATAAACCAAAGACAGAGCTTGCCTACAGGGTACCAGCATCCAAGCTTACTAGAAAATCCATCCAAGAAACAGAACAACAAGAAGAACTCGCAGGTCTCGATACAACAATCGATTGGAAAAATACAGGCGACAATTCCTATGACGGTGAGAAACTACGACTCCTTGTACATGATGAATCTGGAAAGTGGGAGCGTCCAGATAACATCCTCAACAGTTGGCGAGTCACTAAAACTTGTCTCAGACTAGGAAGGAGAGTTATAGGAAAGTGTATGATGGGGTCTACCTCTAATTCACTGGACAAAGGTGGAGGTAATTTCAAAAGATTATATATGGACTCTGATGTAACTCAGAGAAATGCTAATGGACAAACTAAAAGTGGTATGTATAGTTTATTCATACCTATGGAGTGGAACTTTGAAGGGTTTATGGATCAGCACGGACAGCCAGTGTTCAGAAAGCCAAATAAGCCTGTTTTAGACCCTTATGGAGACGTTATAGATGGAGGGGTACTTGACTACTGGGAAAATGAAGTAGAGAGCCTTAGAAACGATTCTGACGCATTAAATGAGTTCTATAGACAGTTCCCAAGAACAGAAGGTCATGCATTTAGAGATGAAGCAAAAAATAGTTTATTTAATCTGACAAGAATATACGAGCAGATAGATTTCAATGATGGACTTCAAAGACAAGGAGTTGTTCAGAGAGGATTGTTCCATTGGAAGGGTGGAGTAAAAGACTC